TGACCCCTATTCATACAGACAGCGTCTGGATGGGGGCAGACGCTGTCGGAAATTCCATATCAGACCATTCCAAAAAGAAAACCCCTATTCATATGAATAGGGGTAATCATCAAGACTGGCTCCCCACTACGGACTCGGAACACTACAGGGGACGTTTCTCTAAGCATAAGGAAATACACATACTTGTGAAGATGTACCGCCGACGCGGCAAGGGCACATCCATCAGTTTGTACGATCCATTGCCTAGTTTACCCCAAAAACCGGCCCCAGTCTACAAAAATATTGTAGCCATTGCAGTTAAGGTTAATGAATACCTTGTTCAAAACCCTCAAAGAACATACACCTCAGCGGGCAACCACTTTGGTGTCACCCGGGCCCGCATATCCCAGCTCATGACCATCCATGAGAAGCTCCCGGACGACTTCATCGAGATGATGGGGCAGTGTGATAATCAGGCCGTCATCAAACGCTTCTCAGGGAAGACCCTGCTCAAGATAGCTGGATTATCAAAAAAAACCGATAGAGTTTCACATATCAAGAAATTACTAACAGCATAAACCTCGTATTTAATCCCAACGAGCTTCGCAAGCCAAATATTCCCTAATAACCATACGAATGTTTATCCCAGCATCAATAGATGTAAGATATCGATATCGCTCTGGTTGAACCCTTATCCATATGGCTAATCCAGGCTCATTCACAACTAGACGTTGTGAGCTGCGACTTCCGACCTCTGGGAATATAGAAGATATCGGCTCGGCTTCAAAATCCGCTCTCTCATCAGGATTCATCATACAAAGGGGACTATACGATAGATGTGTCGGTTCTTCAAGTTGAGGCTCATTCAATTCATAAGTAGCATGACCGCGGGCTAATTTCAAAAGGATTTTTCTCAAGCGTTGTGATTCTACTGAAAAAATTATTTTGTCAGAAATTTGTTTATGTGCTTCTTTAAAACGTGCAAGTAATGCAGGTTTCTTCTGGAGAATTAATCTAATTTTTTTCCGGGCAAGGTTATTTTTTTCTACTGTTCCGCAAACCGCACACTCAATAAGACAAGCAATATATTCTTCGTCCAATGAAAAACTTTCATTACACGCCTTGCAAGCGAAAACAACAGGTAAATTCGAAGGATACGGTTTATCCAGAAAAACCTTCGATGGAACATGATCACGAGTCTCTGTGCTTCGCCCACAATAACAACAAAAACCAATCTGCCTTCTGTCACCTAAATTAGAAATCTGATCCATTAATATGCCTTGATTCAATTATCGCACTCAGTCATCTCATTCCGAGTAGATACTTTGCCAAGGATTTCATCTTGAGTGGGTTCTCGTCCAAGAATCCCATTCAGCATTTTGACATAAGATGTTGTGATCAGACTATTCCGATGTTCGCTCTCAAACAAGGACAGCTTTTTCCTTGTCCTGTATTTGATAGAGATCCTTGGCGGATTACCAAAGCGCTTTCTGAAGTTATCTGACAACCTTTTACCCATTAAAATTCACTTTTCCCCGGCCTTGAAATATGCGCAGAGAACCAATGTTGTATATCCACAAGATATTCTTTTCTAGCCCGAAACACAGGCGCGATGTTCTCGAATACGGAAAAATCCAGCGTCAGCAAATGATGAGAATTAAACGCCAGACAATAATTTTTGTTTTTGTAAGACATTAAAAGCGGACTGGAAATAAAATGAGTATTCTGTTTTAACTGCTTTTCATATTCCTGTGGCCATAAAACGCCTGATACCATTTTAGCACATTTCCATTTATTCTGAACAAAGTCACACTCCGGAGTTATTTCCATAAAAACCGGCACAACATCTTTCAGAAGCTCTTTTTTCTTGCCATAGGTCTTCATATCGCCATTAAAAAAGGCCGCAGCCAGTGTGTTTTTCGTAAGTCTGGGTTTATTAATATAGCAGGTCTTTTTTGTGCATTTAAGTCTTTTATAAATCTCTTCGGCCAAATATATGTTACCGGGCTTAAGAGAGACATCCACGTCAACGCAATTAAAAAGAAAGGCGGTATTCAAAAGCGCCCGTTCTTCCGGACTGTGTTGTTTGGACAAGTGACCAAATATCCTGGATGTGAGTTTTGTAAATTTACCTGAGTCAGCCCACACTCTCTTCTCAAGACAATCATGGAAAGGATAAGTTAAAGCAACTTGTGCCGCAATCAGCATTCTTTTGTCTTTTCTGATATTTTTCTTGCCCATAACCATCTCGGCAATTTTACAAAAATGCTTTTCCAGCTCCGTATTCCACTTGGAAGAATAATCATCAAAAGCCTGATCCTTATCGATTTCGGGCCTGGAGATATTCGTCAACAGCTTAACAACATCCCTGAAGGCGGTACGGGCATTGCTTTCCCAATGAAATAATATCTCCAGGATGTTCTTATCACTAAAAACCGCTTTCAGACGTTTATTAATTGACCTGAGGTTATTCATGCATTCATTCTTTTCCAGATCAATTATGAATACAGGCTTGGGGAAATCTTTATCATTCATAATAGCTTCTTTAAAAGAGCCGAACAAATCCTCCTGAGGTTGATTATGTTTTGTCCAGGCAAAGATAATGTAAGGGCCATTGTCTTTGGCAATGACACCTTTTACCGCTCCCATTAGTGTAGAAATCTTGTTTTTATTATTTTGTCCATCGGTGCCGAGAACAAAATCCAGAAAGAGAAATCTTACTCCGGCAATTGGTTTGTCAGGCAATTCTTTATGATTTGTCCCCCTGAAATAACATAGCCCGATTCCTCTCTTATTAAGAAGGTTTAAAAGAGGTTCTACTTCGTTTTTCATATCGTCGATAACTACAACTTCTGTCGTCCTGTTAATCATTTTTCTCTCCCGGGAATATTAAGGCAAAAGCCGCTCCGTCGATACCCTTTGGTAATTTCACATCACCTTTTTCAATAATTTTCAGGAATCCTTTGTGCGCTTTCATAATTTCATCAGTAATATGCAGACCAAGCCCCATGCCATCGGGTTTGCGTGTAAAAAAGGGTTGAGTGATATCCTCAAGCAAATCAACAACACCGGGGCCATTATCGGCTATTACAATAGCAGGTCCCTCCGGCAGATCCTCTGAGGGAGTGATATATATCATTTTCTGGTTTGGATTTTTATTAGCTAGCCAGTAAAGCGAGTTATCAATTATGTTCATTATTGCGCCAAGTATGAGACGCTTTGAACATTTAACAGTGAAATCATTCTGCCTGTCAGTGCCATCAAAAACCTTTACATTATGTACATTTAACCTGTAATTTACATTAAATAAAGCCTGCCTTATGAGATCGCCTGCCTTAAGTTTTGAATTTCCCCCTTTCCTGACCAAAGCCGCATATCCTTCGACAAGTTCAGCAAGACGTTTTGCAAGATTCTTTATTTTGGCAGGAGCCTTTTTCTTCTGTATAGTAAGCATAAGTTCCTTTATTATTTTTTCAATTTCGTGGATCACTATTGAAAGACTCAAACCAGCTCCCGCAGAAGAAAGCAGTTTTTCGCGCACATCTATATAATCGTTTTCAATTCTGTCAATATATCCACCCAGTTCTTTTGTCAGTTTGTGTTTTTCCACTTTTGTCCGTAAATCAGCTATGGCATCAACAACGGGTTCTTTGTAACTCGTTTTCGTATAGGCTATACGAAGTCGTTTTTTATCTTTATTCCTTTCTGCCTCTATGTGTGTAAGCGCACACAGGATGGCTTCACGAAACTCTTGTACCGCTTTATTTTCCACAAAACCTTCACGATTAGTTTTCTCAATAAGATCCGTACTGTCATCTCTGCTTAATGAAACAGCGCCAATCATAAGATTGTTACTGATTTTCTGAGTGGGAACATTCACCCTGCGAACACCAAGATCAAGCCAGTCATTTCCTGGTTCACCATAATCATAAACTCTCACGCCATCGCGATAAACTCTCAATCCGCCATTAAATTTAAGAAAATCCTTCAGTCCTTTTTTGTCATTTATACCAAGCGCAAGAAGATTGGTGTCCAAATCGTAGATATATAAATCTATATGTATTCTACCAATGTTGTATTTTTCCAAGCAAATACGTTCTTTGTTCCCATCTGTTAATTTTATTTTCTCGTCAGTCCTGCCCGGTATTTTCACTTTTCTGCCAGTAACTTTTGTCATTGTTTTCCATGGAATAAACTCATACACATACGACAACTCATCATTATCTATAGTACAGGTAGCTTTATATAGCTTTGCGCCTATCGCTTCCTTCCAGCTCATAAGCCCTTCAATCCAATCCTGTTTATCTTTATCCTCCATGTTAAAAATCGTACGAAATGAACTGGGAGATTTGAAAGGAGAACATATAGAATTTAATGAGCGATAAATACTCCTTACCATACCCCTTGTCCATGCATTCCATAACCCGCTTATTTTTATATATGTTCCGGATTTACTTCCCGTAAACATTGCAGGCGCACGTTCCTTAATGGTAACTGGTACGTCCTGAAGGTACTTTTCTTTCTCAAAATCAGACCAGTTAATCTCAACTACGATTTCCTGTTGATTTTTCCCTCTCGTTATAAGGAGAATCTTCTTGCCAAGTTTATGAGCACCAAATCTACCAATACCTTTTTGCCCCATAGGCGTCCTGTGAAATTTTGGGGTTTTCTGACCTTTACGTACCTGCTCATCCCGGTAATCTGTTCCCGGTTCCAGCCATACATTCTTTATTGTATCCCAGTCCATTCCGCATCCGTTATCGGATACAATAATCTCACCCTTATCAGTATCCTCGATATTTCTCAGATCAACCACAACTTCTGTGGCGTCGGCGTCATAAGAGTTTTTTACGAGTTCAAATAATGCGATGCCTTCTTCTTTTATAAGCTGGTTTCCGAGTTCCAGCAGTAATCGTGCTCTTGGTTTAAAAGGGGCTGATATTTTTCTCACTTTGTACCTCCGAATATTTTATGTACAGCAATTCCAACATGTCGTGCCATTAACGGCGGAACGGCATTCCCGATCTGTCTGAATTTTTTACTGAAAGGCCCTTTAAAAACGAAATCATCCGGAAAAGACTGGATCCTTGCCGCTTCCCTCGGAGTAATTGTTCTTTTCTGGACAGGATGAATAAATCTGTTGCCGTCTTTCTCCAGATGGGCAAACACGGTTGTACATGGCGCAGTTCGTTTTTGCTTTCTGTATTTATCCTCAAACGTATCCATCTTATATTTAATCAGCTTTTTTGCAAGTTCAGGCTCTCTGGAAATAAACCCTTTGGCTGTTTCGCCTTCTTTCATCCTGCTAAAAAGCTCCAGATCGGTTACCTGCTGGCTTCTGGCAACATGGTCGTTAATGAAAGGATAACCATTTGATCTTACAAAGCTGAAATAATTAACTCCTGATTCTGATATTTTCCTGAGATGCTGTTTAAAAAGACCTTCTATGAATTGTATCTTTTCTTCACCACAGTTAACCCTCTGATTTTTCTTTCTTTGTTTTTCTGTTTCTTCCTCAGATAACCCTGTAAAAGTTGCACGGGCATAAACACGCGGCAAATCTCCAATTGATTCCCAGAGAGTGACAAATGGTAACAATTCTTCTGATTTTTTATTATTTGAAAGTGGAGAGTAATGGGTCGGTTTAATTAACGGAACTGACAGCTTTTTCCAGTGCTTCTTGATCCCTATAATTATTACACGCTCACGTATCTGAGGAACTCCAAATTCTACGGCATTAAGCACCGCATATTTATTTCCTGTTTCTTCATTAATAAAGCTATAACCAAGTTTTTCAAAGTCAGTAAGTAATTTATCAATTACTTTTTTGCCACTTGCATCTTTTTTTGAAAGAATACCCTTCACATTTTCAATAATAACCACTTTGGGGTTTATTTGTTTAACTATCTGTCTGAATTCCTTATAAAGGTCGTCTCGCTTATCCTGCTTAAATCTGCTGTCATTCTTCCCATAACCAGAGCGGGGACCAATAAGCGAAAAACTCTGGCAGGGAATACCGCCTGCAATAACATCAACTTTTCCGTTACAGTCATCAACAACTTTTTTATGAATTTTTCTGTCGGTAAGATCACCTTCGATGACTTTATCCTCACCGAAGTTTTCACGCAGAGTATCGCAGGCATACTTATCCATTTCAACAGCCCTGTGCAACTCAAAGACAGGTCTGCCAGATTTATCTTTCACAGATTCAAGCCCCAGGGCAAGACCCCCGGCTCCTGCAAACAAATCAAGCACTTTTATAGTCATCATTTACTCCGCATCATCCGGACCTCGTGCAGTATCTTTGCGCAACACTTGTCCGGTTTTTTTCTTATATCATGCTCCCAGAAACGCATAACTTTCCAGCCCGATTTCTTCAGGACAGAATTAATTTCCCTGTCTCTTTTAACATTGCTGTTAATCTTATCCTGCCAGAATTTTTTATTTGTAGCCGGTTTCTGAAAACATTCCGGGCATTTATGCCAGAAACAGCCATCAACAAATACGACAATTTTCTGCCCTGGGAAAACAATGTCAGGCTTACCTTTAAGCCTGTAATTAATCCTGTATCCACGGGCACCTTCAGCATATAATAATTTCCTTAAAAGAATCTCGGGTTTTGTATCCCGGCATTTTATCCTGGACATATTGTAACTTCTTTGTTTCTTCGTATGAACGTCTGCCATTAGAGGAATATCTCTCCAATATTATTTCAGCTCACCTTTTTTGAACTTTTTCCCACATTCCGGGCATTCGACTTCATTATCGAAAAACAGACTGCAGGGGACATCGGCCCCGCAGTGCGGGCACTTTACCATATCCGCTCCCATAGCGAAATCGTATCCCAGAAATTCATCAAATAAATCGTCCACTATAACAACCCCTTTTTATTAAAGCTGAAATAGTCGTTGCCGCCGATGATGATATGATCTAACAGGTTAATGTCAACGGTTTTAAGCGCGTCCTTAACAGATTTTGTCACCACACAATCTTCCTTTGATGGCATCAATGTGCCAGCAGGGTGATTATGCGCGATAATAACACCTACAGCATGATGATACAGAGAGCGTTCGACTATCTTCCTCGGATAAATTGCTGATCTATTAACAGTGCCTGTTTGAAGCCCTTCAATCGCTATAAGTTGGTTTCTGCTATTCAGAAAAAGAGTCTTAAATTCCTCATCTACACATCCCTTCAAAGATGCCTTCAGGTAGTCAAAAACCAGCTCAGGCGATGAAAGTAAATCTTTGCTATGTAAATCTTTTTCCAAATAAAGAACAGCTATGTCCTTCATAAGTTTCAAAAATAAGCTCGTATGCTCAGAAACCCCGGACACAGATTCCAGATCTTTGCTGTCCGCATCTAAAACACCGTTGATTGTTTTAAACTTGGCCATTAATTCTTTAGCAATCGGTTTTGTGTCTTTCCGGGCGATAGCATATGAAAGAACTAACTCCAGTATTTCGTAATCCAGCCAGCCTTTTATTCCTGATTTTTTATATTTTTCTTTTATCCTTTGTCTATGGCCTATATAAGTTGGTCTCTGTGTTTTCACTATGGTAGTTCCCATACTTTAAATTACTTTCCAGATTTCTCATTCTCAGCTGCCGGTAATTTACCAACGAGCATTCCTTGAAAATCCCGTTTCATAGCTTCCAAAAATTCGAAAAAAGCATCTTTAGTTTTTATTTCAACATCATAATTCTCATGAGCTCGAGTCGATATTAACCAATCATCACCTTTCTCATTCAAAACTAACAGCCCATGGACATGAGCTCCATATTTTATTGTCAATCTTTTCACGGCTTTGGCCAGAGTTTCAGCAGACTTATATGCAGTTCCGTCTAGCGCACATAAAAATGTTCTTGGCGGTGGTGTAGAGTATATGGTTTTTTCTTTGACTATATATTTTTTGGATAGTGTCCCATGACGACGAAAAATATCCGATAAGTCTTGTTTATCATAGTAATCGCACGAATTCATTTGCAATACATCTTCTACATATGCACCCTCTTTTGAAAGACATTTTTCCTTTATTTCCGGCCATACATCCTCAATACAACATCCTGATGACAAACTATGCGATACTTCTTCTTTTACCTTATCCTGATCAATTATCGGACAGGATACTACCTTTTGGAATGGGACCTTGCTCTCGGGAAATATTTTTCTCAATTGAGCAATCTTTTCTATATCACACTTCAACTTAGCCGTATTCAATCGGGCAATGGTCACCTCCACAACCCCATAAACCGAACCACCCATAAAGAGTCCAGAACTGTCTCCCAAAAACATTGGGGCATTCATAAAATCATCAAACACGATAATATCATGCTGGCGCGAAATCCGGTCAGTATTTACCACAAAGCCTGACAATAGATTATATCTCTGGGGAAGATGTTTTCTCAATAAACGCTTAAAAGCGCTTTCTGCCTCTGATCCTTTTACCGCTTTATGCTGTATCGCTAAGCGTATTACATTAATATCCAAAGCTAATTGTTTTTTATGGAGTTCTAATATATCCTTTTTTGTAGTCATGCGTTATTTTCCCCAAACCTTTGCAATGCGGCCTTTGATTTTTTGCTCAAAACTTTCAACAACCCGTTTGTTGTTCTCTACCATAGATAGTTCTTTTTGAATTGTTTGGATAACCTCTTTTTGAACCTCAATATTTGGTAAAGGTATCTTCATATGTCTTAAATTCCTAATAGGTAGTTGTGGTTGGGCGCTTCCAGATAGAATAGTTTTAATCTGGCTCTTTGCGTTTTCTGATTGAAAAAAATAAAATAAATATTCAGATATGATTTTTGTTTCATCCGGCCTAAATATGAGCATCCCGGAATTAATTCTTATATTATCGAACAGAACTTTATCATCAAATATTCCTGTATTACCTACCGTTCCACGTGTAGTCAAGACGACGTCCCGCTTTTTTAATTTACCTTTTCTGAGTTTTTTATCTTTTTCCTCCGAAATAAACATAACATCATCAAAACAAAAGCCATCTGCAAGGACATTTTTTGTATTTAAAAACACACAATAGCCTTTTTCAAAAAACTCATTATGTTTAGGATAGTTGACACCACGATCACCATCTATGATTTCAGCCGGAGCGTCTCCTAACTCCATCACAGGCCATTCTGGATCAATATTAATATGAGGGCGATAATTTTCGACAACCTGCCGCGCACCTTCAATGATTTTTTGATAACTGTCCAGCTCAGCAATTATTTGCTCCTGAACTTCAATGGGCGGAAGGGGAATTTTGTAATTTTTAAGCATACCAAGTTTTATATAAGGCATTGTATTGCCAAGTTTCTGTTTTGACACAGTTTCCTTCAAAGTTGATTCTAGTACAAAAAATAGATATCTTGCCGTAGCACCCTTAAAATCAGAAAGAACATATGTTCTTTGATAAGCTTCAAATTTACCCTTGTAATACTGGACAGCGCCAACATCGCCATTCCCGGCAACTAAAAGGGCTTCTGTGTCAAAAGAATATTCATCGCTGAAGGTATGCTCCTTAGCGCATGTAAAAAACGGGTATTCCCCATTAGGATTTCCCTGATTAACGTCTTTCTTTCCCGTTTTTATTTCACAAATATCTCCCAAATCAACAAAATCCCATTTTCCAGTATAAACAAGCGCCTCTTTGTATCTATCTCCACTCAAATTATAATCACCGCTTTCAGCAATTTTTTCTTTTTTAATTAATGTGGCAAATTTTGCTTCCTCAGCAGTAAAATCGATTTCTTTACCTCCACTTATGGAGTGCTTATACTTTTTTATTATGTCCAGAGCAAGTGGTAAATCGTTCTCTTTTATTTCACGACGCTGAGCGCCTAATCCATAGCCATCGTTGTTCACTTTTACAAATAGAATCCTGTCGGTTTTCTTAACCAGATTTTTGTCTAAAAGTAATATAGAAGTTTTAACACCGGAATATGGATTAAAAACTCCCGCAGGCAATGACACAACAGCATAAAGCGAATGCTCAATCAACATTTTACGAAGCTTCCTGTAAGCAGTACCTGACTGAAAAATAATTCCTTCCGGTACGATAATACCCGCACGACCGTTTGGATTCAGATGTTCAGCCATGTAATCGACAAACAAGACCTCGGATCGTTTTGATTGGACACTAAATCGTTTATGAGGTTTTATGCCGCCTTTTGGACTCATAAACGGCGGATTAGCTAAAATTACATCAAAAGTTTCCTGCCACTTTTCTTCTGAGGTTAACGTATCGTATTCGTAGATTTTCGGATTCTGGAATCCATGCAAGTACATATTTGCTAAGGACAACCTGACCATATCCGGAGAAATGTCATACCCGGAAAAATTCGCAATAAGTCTTTTCCTTTGATCATGCGTTAAATGTATCCGGCCATCTTTTTTATTTTTCTCTAAGATATGTTTGTATGAGGAAATAAGAAATCCGGCAGTGCCACAGGCCGGATCCAGTATTGTTTCGTGTTTAGAAGGGTCAACTACCTCAACCATGAAATCAATGATGTGCCTGGGAGTCCTAAATTGTCCGGCATCACCCTGTGAACCCATAACAGAAAGCAGATACTCAAAAGCGTCTCCAAGCTTTTCGCTATGGTCATATTCAAACTCGCCAATTGTTTTAAGGAAACTTTTGAGAGTTTCGGGGTCGCGATAGGGTAGGTAAGCATTTTTAAAAATATTGCGGAATAACTGCGGAATATTCGGATTCTGATTCATCCTCTGTATAGCTTCCCCATATAAACCAACCAATTCGTGGCCGCTTACGCGGGGATCAAAAATTTTACTCCAGGCGTATTTCACGTACTCCCCGGTAAAAAACTTTGGCTTGCCGCCTAATTCCTCAGCCTGTTTATCCATATCGTCCATGAACTTATATATGAGGGCTATGGTGATCTGTTCAACCTGAGTTTTTGGATCAGGGAGTTTCCCGACAAGTATATCCCTTGCCGTATCAATTAGTCTTTTCGTTCCATTCGTTAACATTCTTTAATCCTCCCCGCTTAAGCCACAAAAGTATTTAATGTTACATAATCTTTGATATACTCGACAACCGGATCTTTCCAGCCGTCAAGCTCTTTCAAATCCTTCATCGTAAATCCGGGATTAGTTTCAAGCCTGCCGTATTCTTTAGAATCCAATATCTCCCTTAATTCCACATCTAAAATATACGCTTTCATAAATTGCCGTATGATATGAATAAACTTATTCTCAGGATGATAAAGCGAAATGAATTTTTCAATTTCTTCTTCAAGCAAATCATCCTTGGTCTTAAACTTTTTAATCCGTCCAAAAATCTTCTCCAGTATCTCCCTTAAGCTTAAGCGGCGGTCAAGTTTAACGGATTTGCGGAGTTTATCAAGGTTAAAATACTCCTCGGGCTTATCAAAAACTTCCCGCTTTATGTAGCTCTCAGCCTCCTCGAAATCTCCTTCATAAATCTTGTCTTTAACGTAATCATTGCTTTTGACAACATCTTCAAACTTCTCAAAAAATTTTCGATCAATTTTCATACCTTCAAGTCCGATAGGTGTTTCGGCAAGCTCTTTTAGCGGGTCCAGCTTAGTGCTTTCATATTCATCGGACGGCGGTGGAGGCGGCGGAAACGGCCCGGGACCTCCTCCCGTTTCCGGAGGAAGTTTTATTACTTCGTCATAATTGAATTTCTCCTCGAAATATTCACAATTGGCAAAGAAATCAAAAAGCTTAAAGTGTTCTTTTTTAATAACATACTTTTCGATTTTACCCAGCTCGTTTTTTTCGGTGTAAACAAAATTATATTTTCTGGTTCCGCGGCCCTTCATCTGAATAAAATTTTGAGGAGAAAAAATCGGACGCATCAGACTTAAATTTAAGATATCTTCACAATCATAACCTGTTGTCATCATTCCTACTGTTACGCACACTCGTGTCTTACTTGAATTGTATCCTTCCTTAAAGGCAGTGTGGCCATTCAGGTTGTTGTTTGAAAAGTTTATCGTCATCTGTTGCGAGCCATCAATAGAAGATGTTACCTGCACCGCAAAGTCTGAATTATATTTCCCCGGGTAAATCTTGTGCGCCAACTCATTGAGTATTTGTGTAACTTTTGAGGCGTGATTCTGACTTACGCAAAAAATGATGCTTTTGCCAACTTCACCTGTCAGTGGATCCTTCAGCGCTTTTTCCAGGAAGGTTCTACACAGTGTTATATTTGTCTTCTCAGAAAAGAATTTCCGTTCAAAGTCCTTCTGGAAATATGTCTTTTCTTCCTCTTGTCCTTCTTCGTTTTCTATAAGAATAGAATAGCCCATCTCTGAAAGCAATTCTGTCGTTATGTCAGTTCTGGCATCAACAACAATCGGGTTCACAAGATAATTATCTTTAACTCCATCCAAAAGTGTATACCGGAAGGTCGGGTTACTTGACTCACACCCAAAGGTTTTATATGTATCGAGTAACTGACGCCTTTCTAATTTACGAGGGTCTCTTTCAGCAAGCTTCTTTTCATCAATCTTTTTCAAGTAATCCTTTGGGGTTGCTGTTAAGCCCAGCTTATACCCGACAAAATACTCAAAAACAGCCCGACTATTCCCACCAATAGACCTGTGCGCTTCATCTGAAATAACCAGATCAAAATCAGTAGGTGAAAAGAGATCTTTATATTTATTATTAAACAAAAATGACTGGACAGTGGAAACCACAATTTCGGCTTTCTTCCAGTCGTCTCGGTTTTCTTTGTATATGACTGACTTATAATCGTTCTTAAGATATTTTACAAAATTCTTCCAGGCCTGATCCTCAAGTTCAAGCCGATCAACCAGAAACAGTACACGTTTGGCGTTCCCTGTCCTCAAAAATAACTTGATAACACCGGCGGCAACAAGTGTTTTACCTGTGCCAGTAGCCATTTCAAAAAGAAAACGATTTTTATTTTCCTGCACAGCACCCTGTAATGATTGAATAGCGTTAAGTTGATAATCTCTCAAAAATTTAAGGTTATTGTCGCTGATGAAATCATCACGCCTGTTCTCATCAATCCAGTTAGGATCGCTTCTGTAATCCGGCTTTTGGGTAATTGCGATGTAATCTGAATCGATCTGTTCACGGATTAAAGATTCAGGATTAGGCTTGAAAGATTTCTTGTGTATCAAAGATTCATAGGCAGGAAAGGTAGTTATAATATCAGGGTTGCCTGTTTCTATATCCCAGAAATAATGAAGATTCCCATTTGATAAGATTACAAATCTAACGTTAAGGCTTTTAGCATATTTTCGCGCCTGCTCCTTACCATCTAAAGGGTTCTTTTCTTCTTTTTTTGCTTCTAAGACTACAAAAGGGAAACCCTTATCATCCTGAAGGATGTAATCAGTAAAACCATCTTTTGTCTTTTCGAAATCTTCACCAAGTTCATTGAGATCCTGTTCCGTAATCTTGACATTTGTTTCTAAACAAATATTGGCGGGTCCTTCATCAGTATCAAAAAACCGCCATCCGGCTTCTTCAAGATATTTATTTATGCGGATACGTGCTTTAGCTTCTTTTGACATTACTGAGACACTCCTTTTTTAAACCTTTTTCGGTCTTCCTCAATCAGATCACGAATAATAGAAACGATTGAATAATTTCTTCTTTGCTTCTGCAAAGACAAAGATTTCTCTCTGAGAAAAAAATACTGCTCTTCAGTAAGTTCAATAGTGGTTTTTTTCATTTTATTTTTTTTCATAAGAATAGCTCCAAATGTGGTGGATATGAAGATAAATCAATATTCCCATATTTACAGTATTGTATCAAAAAGGCGGGTAAATTGCTACAAAAATATAAAACCTCCGCCAGCTATAAAGCCAGCAGAGGTCGGGCAGGGCAGATGGAAGTTATTATAAATTATGGGCTTTGAAATACAGGTTCACCAACTCAGCGGTAAACTTATGCTTACCGCCGATGTGCCAGTCGGTGTTTCGGTCCGGGTCGAGCTTTGACTTGTAGTCATAAATGGTGAAGACAAGGCCGTTGATCCTGCCGATCCATTCGGCTTTGATTTTGTTATCCGGGGAGCTGTTGAGTTGAGGGCCGACGAACACCCGGACAATATCTTCATATCTTGTTCCTTCTGACAGATAGCCCTGACAACCTGTTCCGTCACGCGAAACGCCGCCCATGGAAACATTGATATTTAATGTCGCGCGCACTTTCATGACTTACCCTTTGATTTAGCTTTTTTTGATCCCCAGCCGGATTTCCATCTGGTAACGGCCCCGGCGACAAGGGCGTCGATTTCCTGCTGTGTAATGCCTTCAGCGAGAACGTGCATAAGCTCGTTTTTATTAAGAATCCGAAAATTCTTTATACCGTGTTCTTTAGCCTTAAGCATAAGGGCATGCCGCGTTTCTTTATTTTTCTCTTTCATGCGCGTAAACCTCCTTTTCGGTTTTAACATCACCATACGCCAGATGGACAGCCAGACGCAGTAATTCGCAAATGCTCCTGCCGGTTTTCTGTCTTTCCCGGAACAAAAGAGCCATTTCGTTTTCATCAAGACGTGAGGCTGGCCACTGGTACTTATTCATAGCTTCCCCAGTAGGCCGTAGAGTCGAAAGGATTACAAGTCTTTTCTTTTAGCCTTTACGAATAAGCGTCTTTATGGCCAGAGGCACGTCTTTTGCCTCTTTCACGATAGTGTCGATCTCGGCTTTCGTGAGTTTTTTATCTGCCAGAGCGACCACGATTGCGCTTAAAAGCTCGTTAATCTCTTTAAGCACGTTCAGGGCCTTTGACAGAATCATCCACACAGCACCGATACCTACAATCGCTGTCACGAGTTGGGGAATATTCCCCGTAAGATAATCCATTATAAAGTCCATGATTTCACCTCCCTTAGTCTAAATCGTTAAACTTCTGAACCAGCTTCCTGTATTTTTTCTCAAGCGTCCGGAACTTCGGTTCTTCGGATAAGTTTTTCTTGTGAGCAAATACAAGCATATCATCGATAACAAAGAAGATACGCTCTGCAATATCCGTTGCTTTCTTAACGCGTTGAATTCGGCGCAGGGCGTAGCGTTTCTGCTTTTGATCGGCATTATTCCATTCCCGCAGGAAACCGAATACCTCTTTTACGGCATCGGCTATTTTTGTCGGATTAACCATTTAATCACCTTTGATCCCGTTTTTCTTGAGAAGAAGATCAACCCCGGCTTTAATAGACGGGATACAGTCGATCTTTTCTTTGATCTCCTCAATATTCTTGTCCAGGTTCTTATGCAGGACTTTGCAGACGTCTTTATCGACAAACTTGTCTTCCGCTTCCTTTTTGTTATTGTCGACTTTTTTCTCGAATTCATCGCGTTTGCCCGCCGCGTCCCTGGCCACATTAATTGATATACCGAGCATAGTCCCTGACACCCCCAAAGAAACCAACACCGCCGCCCAGGGCAGGTATGTCGTTACCTGTTCCATCAGACAGCCTTCTTTTTTGTAACACTCTTGTCGATATTCACCAGGTCTTCATCGATGTGCGATATCTGGCGATCCAGATCCTGCCTGCGGCGCAGGAAATAATCTTTTTGTTTTTCCGTGTCAGCTTTCGTGTATTCTTTAACCGAACCATCCGGATGTGTTACGATCTTCTTGCCGCTTTTAAACTCAACTTTTATCTTTGCCATTTCTATGCCTCCTCTCTTAAGATTGTCCGCCGCGGACCGGGCGTACATAACATTGATCTCCCCAGATTATTCCATATGTGGTTAAATACCCGTCATAGGCATATACTGCCCAAGCTCCGTCAGTCCACGGAGCGCAAATGGTCGATGACCACCAAACGCCCCACTGGTCTGGACACGGGGCGAAATAGGAAGTGTCCTGAGCGGGGTCGTATCTTCCATAATCATTAATCGATGCTATTTCAAAGATATTTGGCAAACGCCAATCGCTATAACCGGCATAGTTCAACATTTCACATGCATCAAGTGCCATGTACCATTCCATTGGGGATCCAAAACCGGCGGCCGCTGGATCTTTAACCCAAATCAACCCGGTAGCCATGTCGGTCACGGTTCCGTTACCGTTATCAACAAATCTTTGCCCCCAGTTAATCGGGTGGCCGATTTGATAATATCCGTCATCATACGGATACCAAGACATATTCTGACCGGTCTTTGGCAACCCTCCGTCGGTCTGAATTTCGGTGATCCTGTTTACAATCCTGCTTGATTTCCTGTGTTTGAGATGCAATTCCTGCATAGTTAATCCCTCCTTAAATTTCATAAGTTAGCGTAAGCTTGCCAGCGTCACCACCGGCTTTAATAACCCTGAAGTCACCGATGTGGTAGATCGATGGAAGCTCTACAATATCACCGTCTTCCAATAACGCTCCCGAATCAGCAGTAGGATTCTGCCCATTTACGAAATACCTCATGTCTCCGCCTTCGGCGTGAATGATAGCATAGACCGCGGAAGGCCCGTCAGGCGGGTTATACACAGACGGTGTTAACTGCTTAACTCCGCCGTCAACTACAATTTCTTCATGAGCCAATATTTTTGACATAACTCAAACCTCCTTCTTTTTGATTATTACCGGACTGCTTTCAACCATCCTTTTCTCAGACGGCGCCATTTCGCGCTTAACTTCATTCCAGCCCCTCAGGCAATAATTAACGTTACGGTTAGCCGCGTAAAACTTTTCTAAATCCTCAGCTCTCATTTTTTCATGCGCACAGGGGTAAAGAGCCGGATTAAGGTCCTCAAGGTCTATGTGCTTATACTTCTCATAATCCGGCGTCCCCGGAATAGGCGTATAAGGCAAAGTTACGGCTTCAGCGCCGTAACTTTTTATGAGATCGATCGTTTCCCCGATATCTTTGGTAGTCTGATTAGGCGCGCCGATAATAAGAAAAGACCTCAGGCGTTTAAAATGTTTCTTCGCGATCTTCATAGCCTGTTCCCAGTGAGCGACAAAGCAGTGACGTCTCCATTCTTTGATGATGATATCACTGGCGCTTTCAATAGGTATATTCACTGACCGAAAACCTGCTTCAACCATCTTTGCGGCTATCTCATCGGTTAAAAGACGGGCTTCGACACCGCCGTATGAGAAGAGTTCAATATTCAACTTCTCCCGGATAACCTTATCAAGTATGATCTCAAAGTGTTTTTTGTAACCATAAAGGATATTCGCGTCCAGGAAGATGAACTTTGTAATACCCATGGACTTGTAGTATTTAAGCTCGTTTACCACTTCATCAGGATTGGTATTGACCTTGGTACAACCTTCTACGATATGTACTGCGCAGTAAGAGCAGTTATTCGGGCATCCAACTGACGTCCCCAGGAATATCCTCTCAGGCATGTTGTCGCCGAAAAGGTCGACATCAATCTTGATAAAATTATCGCTGACCCTTTTTTCTTTCTTCGTCATCACCTCATCAGCGCCTGAAGCCCTGGCGTGTTCCGGACAGAGAATAGCGTAGAGGCCCCCGACTTTGACCGGCACTTTAGGCATTATCCTTTTACATTCAGCCACGATCTCATAAACAGCCCGCCACAGGAAGGTGAAAGTATTGCCGATAAATATCTTGTCCGGCTGAAATTCGTCCAGTTTTTTTGCCAGCTCAGAAAGCGGCAAACCCAGCCGGTGGAATTCACGACAGAGTTTCTCATTATCAAAGTTGCCGCACTTTTTATACCCGACAAACTGAGAAGCCAGAATTCCCTTGAAATACATACCGTTCTCTTTAAACTCCATATACTTTCTGGGGCGGTAAAGAGGGTACATATTAAAAAGTTCGACTGTGTGGCCTTCACGGCGCAGTTTTGTAGCGACCTTATAAATACCGACAGGGGAATTGCGGTACATCATGGTTATAGTCGTATATTCATACGGTACGATACACAAATATCTCATTCTTTATCCTTTATCTTTGAAGCAAGCAGGACCAATCCCGACTTTACTTCTTTCATTTCCTTTACAAGGCGTATCATACACCGGGCAATGACATCCAGCTTGTCTTCCACAAGTTCGGCCGGTTCATCGTTTGTAACCTTATACATAACGCCTTTTCCCTCAAGATCAGCCATCTCGCAACTTTTAAGTTTTAATTTTCCTTCCATCAGTAAGCTCCTTATTATCGGCCGCAAGGCACGTGATATCTTTTCGTTCATTTCACAATAACCATTCTCCGGTACAGCCGCGGGATCCTTATTCAGCGCCATATTCGTGGCAAAACACCTGTTGCAGGAAAACACCTTACAATTAAGGCACTTGACCGCTTTGGTTCTCATTTCCGATATCTTCCTGCATGCCTCGCTGGTCTCGTCTATGCCTTTCCACACATCACCCATACAGAAGTCGTACTTCTTTGAATAGGCGACAAACCTGTGGCAGGGATATATTTTGCCTTCAGTAGAAACGCCGATCAGAAACTCCCCGGCCCGGCAACCTCTCTGCCGATTAAACGAATTATTGACGATCCGCTCCAGGGAATTGTGCAGGTAATTAAAATACTGGTTTCGGCCCTCTGAGTAATACAGCTCAATACATTTCTTAAGCTCCTCAACGAAAATGTTGATCACTTCATCGTTCCAGTCACCCTCAACAATAGGCGTAAGATTTGTAACCGGCACCCCGAAGGAAAGCATTGCTTCAAAGTCCTTTGAAAGCGTGCTTATATTGTCCGGCGTAACAGTCATGCGCACACCAACACTCGGGAATATATCCCTGATTTTCTTTATGTTGTCAGCAATAACCCTGTAACTGCCATCATCGTTGGCAAACACCCTGTTGGCGTTGTGCGTTTCCTCACAGCCGTCCAGGGATACCTGAAAGTGCCAGTTGAAATTGTTGTATGGCTTTAAGCTCCTGAAATACTGAATCATCTCATTGGTCAGGATAGTGCCGTTAGAGAGGATATGAACCCCGGCCCTGAAGTTAAGCTTGTCACAGATAGTGCGCAGATAATCTATCCCGGCTTTAACCGTCGGAAAGTTGAGCAGGGGTTCGCCTCCGAAAAAGGTAAATGTAAGATTTTCGAAAGGCCGCGTAAACATTTCCTTTTCATAGTGGCCAACAAGCCAGTCTATGGTCTGGCGCATGGTCGCAGGCGACATGTCTCCTGTACGGTTTTCCTCGTAACAGTATTTGCATTTAAGATTGCATTTATTGGTAACAAAAATATAAGCTGATTTTGGTTTCATCCCGTTAGAAATCTCCTTTTCCCGTTAATATTTCTAACGGGATTCATTTTAATCTCCACAATCACATTCACTGCAACACTGCTCCTGACAGGTGCAAGTACAGGTGCAGGTACACGTACAGGTACATTCACATTCACAACAAACTATATGCGTATGAGCCGCCAGGCTTTCAAGGTGGCTTCTCAACTGTTCATGAGCCGATGCTTTAACCCATGTAACCAGCGCGGTAACCGGATCATCCTCGAAAACAAATCCCGGGGCATACACATCCGAATTTGCGCTATAAGCCGGAACATAGTGGTTATGCCCGTCAAAGGCTTTGATAAAGCCTATAACTTCGTTAGTGTGCTGAGCCTTAGGCGGTGTCGTATCGACAACAAGCTGGGCGTTTGACTCTGCCCAGGCAACAGCGACATCCGGTGACTCAGCATTGGAATTATTACCGTTGAAAACATGATAGTGGCCGTCAAGAGCTTCCAGAGCCGCTCTCAACTCCACAATGTGCGTCTTTTTAACCGGCGTCACATCCTGAACCAGTGGATCGTCTGTCCATCCCACGGGAATTGGATTGCCGCCTGAATCTTTTGGGGGCCCGCTTGCATAATTTCCCATTTTTCTTCCTCTTAAGCATATACCGCTCTTGGCGGAGCGTTCTCAAACCTTGAATTCGCGTTTGAATATCTTATCGCCTGGCCGTCCTGAACCGAATCAAGATGCACAGGTATAGTTTCATAAAAACCTTTGGCGCCAACCGGACCTGTGCCGTAATACTTATTGTTTCCCGGTGAAGCCGCACCGCCTTCCAGTTTGGCTGAAGCCACACCGCCGTCTTTTAATTCCAGTTTGTCAGTTCCGGATATCTGAAATACAGTAGCTTCAATTAAACCGTCTAAATACTCCGGTGTAGTGTCACTGACATCAGCCTTCAACCTGTTAGGTGAATTAGCTGTAGGAAGAACCCCGGCCGCGGACGGCACATTGGCAAGACCCGTAAGGGCCGAACCATTAACCTTATTGGCAGTTGCTATTTGCGCGAGTTTTGTATCCTCAATGCCAGCGTTGGGCGCTACCTTGTCGTTGGTAACCTGCAGGTTGGGATCCGTGCCAAGTTCTATAGCGTCCCAGTTAGCCCGGCAGGCTGGCGGAAAGTTAATCAAAAGCATATCATTTTCAGGTTTTGTTTTGTCCCAGGCCATCTTTTGTCTCCTTGTTTTTGTAGCGTTCAGCCACTTTGTTCATATCGTATAATTCAACACCATGTTCCTTAAGCATCTCAATCCAGCAGACATCGTGTAAGAAAAGGTTCTGCGCATAGTTGTACGCCTGTTCGATGCAGGTAAAAACCATCGGTCTTTTGCCCGGGGGCCTTAAAACAATGTCGCCTTTAACCATTACATAGGCCATATTCTCCGAGATCCTTTGTTTGCACCTATGACACATCATCAGCAAAACCCTCACTTTTTTTCGCGTGTTTCGCAAATTTCTCCAACAGCCCGTTAAGTGCCGGTTTACTAAAATCGGCGTTCTTAAGGCCGATACTTCTGGTTCTCGTTAAAGCACCATTATCACTGACCTTATAAATAATTACTCCGTTAGAAAACTTGCCGTCTATAAACTCAATAACGATTTTCTGAGGTATCAGTTTCTTTGCCATAAAAGCTCCTATATTCCGTGGCTATGCCAGTCAAAGGATCCAATTTGTGCTACTCCCTGAGCGTTATAAAGTTTGACTGTAAAGCCTGTTATTGTTTTATCGGTAAACTGGGCGTAAATCCCGGCCCCGCCGGTTATCTCAATATGCACACTCGGCTCTTCATGGAATATTTCCGTAAAAAAGACTTCTTTGCCGTCATCTGCAACCGTAACTTCATCACTACCGTGTTCGTCGATATCCGGAAGATCCCCGAAATAACTCAACGTAGAACAGGTAATGTAATCACCTAAATTCTCTCTGGCCAGGGCCATTTCAATCTGAAAGAACCTGCAGTAATAATCTCCCGGCTGGTAATCCATCCAGTCGCTCCAGATGACATTGTCTTCAGATGTTTTTATCCTGAAGCTTGCGGCCCTCAGCGTTTCCTGGCCGGTGAACCTGTAAGTCGTGCTGTCATTAAAGCGTGACACAGCATCGCTGTTAAAACGCCTGCCGGTAGATATAGAAGCGATCACATCAATGCCCACATAGACAGTGGACACATACCCGAAATCCCTTACAGGCGCGGTATATGTCCCGGAGAACTCTCCGTCGGAAATAACCAGAGTCCCGCCGATCTTCTCAAGATTCAAAAGCGTCCCAAGCCAGTCCGGATGTTCCTGATATTCAGCGATAATATTGCGAAAGGGAATGGTGCTTACAGTCACAATCGCTTCCCTGGCGTTTTCCGAATAATTTCCTGAAGTATCAATGGCCTTGATCCAATAACTCTGCTCAACACCCATCTTCACATCCGTGGTCAGATATGAAGTCCCCTGCTGGAAAGTGATAAACTCGCCACTGTCCCAGTCCTCACCGCGCCTGATCTCATAACCCCAGACATCAACATCACTTATCGCTGTCCATCCGAAGTAAACCATGTCCCGGTTTTGGTTAACCAGGAATGACGTTATGTCAGAAGGCGGCGCGGCTTTCCCGACAATAGTGATTTCCTGTTCTGGTGAAGCATCAAACGCGCCTTCTTCACCCATATCAGTGATTGATACAACCTTAACTTTATATGTGTAATCGGAAATTATGTCCCCGAGCATCTGAAAGTGAGTGCCGGTAGTTTCACCACGAAGGCCCCAGCTGGCGCCGCCGTTATCACTCAAATAGATCCTCGCTCTGGCGTAAGTTTTTACATAATATGATGTCCCTTCAGGCTTATCGAACCAGACATCTATAGCGTTCTCGATAGTACCATCGGTTTTTTTAACAAGCGATTCTGTCAGGTTCATATTTTCGACATTGGGGACTTCTGCTGAAAGCGAAGAATAGTTGCTGTCAGGCAGGATAATGTCCGAATCGTCGTACACATTCTCGTTATATTCCAGCGCCTGTATCTGGCACTCATTGGTTCCCTGGCGCTGGATCGATACTACGCGGAAATCTTTCTTGATCTTGTTTGTTTCACCGATAGCGTATACATCATAGGCCTGAGGCGCATTGCTGAAAGCGTTACACTCAACTTCCGTATAATTGCCAACAGGTGAAATAATGCTTTTCTCTTCAATAGTGTCATCGGAAAACCTGACCTGTATCCTGTAAGACTTTCCGTCTTCAATCACAAAAGTACGGTCCAGCTTGATCAGGGTTGTGGTAGAGCCTGACTGCACACGGCCAGAGAAACCCCATTGAGGCACATCATGAGATATCGAAATAACATCTCCGGCCTGGCAGGCGATAGCATCAATCCCGGCCCTGAAAGCAATAGTGCGGTTTATATATTTGGCAACTTTAAGCGCGTATCTACCGGCCCGAATAGCATAGCTTAGACGGGTAGTGAAAAGCCTGATCTGACTCTTACGCATAGGATCTCCCGCGGCCAGGGCATCCTCATCGATGTAGGAAACCGTCTCCTGACGGTAACCTTTATCTTTATCCATAAACTGAATCTCGATTACATTGGGGATTTCCTTAAGAGTCTTCCAGCTCTGGGCGAAACTGCCCTCAATAATATTGCCCATGCCAAAGAGCTGAGTTGGATTGGCTTCTTTATCTATTTTGAAGGAAACCCCGCCAGCGGAATAAACGGGCATAGCATTGAATGTCGCGCATAACTGAATAAGCACATCAAGCGCTTTTGAATTCGAATCAATAACAACATCCATCCTGAAGCGTTTCTCAAACCCGCCTTTGCCGTCGGCGACTTTTTCCTCGCAATATCTCGACATCTCAAGCAGTGTCGCGTCATCCAGATTGTCCGATGAGATAAATTCACCAAGCCCGTAACGTTTGCTGATTAAAAAGTCCCTGAGGCACCATACAGGATTGGCCGAGTATTTACCGGTATAAGTCGAACCGTCCCATGAAAGAAGTGTATCGTCTGAAAGTAGCCTGTAATCAGAGCCGTCCCAGTAATAGTCTTCCCAGTCAACCGGTGTTCCGGCATTACGGATATCAGGAACCGACACAAGCTTGCCTTTAACAACGCATGTAATATTCGGCATAGAGCCTGAAAGCTGATCCGTAGCCAAAAGTTTAATTCCCAAAAGCGCGGTATTCGGATATCTCAAATCATCAGTTTTTATCTCATCTACCTGAAACCACATAAGATCGCCTTGTTTTAACGGGTCAAGTGATGAATCGTCGGATGTCCTGGTAAGGCGGATATCGTATTGTCCGGGCGTCAAACCTTCCTTGCGAAAGATCCTGCGGACAGTTGACCTGGATTTTGCCGATATAGTAGTCTCACCAAGGTCGATGTAATCCGGATCCGTGTGCAGTTTATATTCAACACGATAGGTCACACTCCAGCTTGATATACCGCCTCCCCCGGACTGCTGGTACAGGCCGCTGTTAAGCCTTAAATGAACCTCGAGCACTTCAACATCCGAATCAACCGTTGTGTAAACATGCGGGTTATCTTTTGTCAGGTTTACATTGACCGGATAAAGGTTGTGCAGGTCCTCGAAGTTGGAAATCAATGACTGATCATTGGCTCCGTGCCTTTCCGTAATATTTATGCCGCTGAAATTGCCGATAGGATTATTGTTGATTTCGATATCGTCAATGGACTCGATTATGCCTTCACAAAGAGCGAGAAGAACATTGAGGTAGTTCTTGTCGCCGTCATCCCATACATACTGGTTTACTATATTGCCGCCGATTTTATGCTCACCATATACAACGGCAACCGGCACGCCTACTTCCTGAATTGTCTGCACGCCGTCCCAGCCGTATGTGGGTGATCCTTCATCAAGCCCGCCTGTAGGCCCGGCTCCGAGATTAAAGTCAGGCATTCTCGGTTGGTTCATATACTGATATATTGAATACCCCATGGACAGCACAAAGAAGGTAAAAAGGAACGGGTGAGCTACGGCTACCGCCCAGACTGCCGATACAATGGCGGATACAACAGCCACAACCGGTGCTTTGACCTCAGGGATAATCGTAATCTCGTCATCCTGTTCGATGCGGGCGTCCAGGTCTTTAATCCTTTTGCCGGTAACGATAACCCGTTTATCCTTATAATCAAAGCCGGAAACATTGAGATGACTACGCAGAGTCTTATCCCGTGAATACGAAACCTCTGCGATTTCGGCTTCATTTACTTTGAAAGGATTTTTTATGTTTCGTATTACTACCATGTCCTGTTCCTTAATCTGTAAAACCCTTCGATCTTTGGTTTCCAAGCCGCGCCATCAAGCCTTGAAACCACAACACCCTGCCTGGGGCAGTGAATAAACTTCCTGTCAGCAAAGACAATCCCTGCGTGGTTGGCCACGCCTCGTGAATTTAAAAACAACACGCCATCTAAAACCTGAGGGTCTGTAACTTTCTCCCAGTCATTCTCATAATTTTCCCGAAAATAATCTTTGCCCCGCAGGCCCCAGATTTTTCCATACTCCAGATCTTCAACGTCAAACAACTCAAACCCCAGATCGATATACACAAGCTTCAAAAACCCCCAGCAGTCAAGCCCCTCCAGCGTCCTGCCCCTGTGCCGATAGGGAATGCCGAGATATTTATCCGTGATCAGCTTCTCTACATGATGTATATTCGTCTGGTCGGCACCGAAGGAAAAGCTCCGTACCTCTGATAATTGTTCAGTTGTTTGCATCTCTGCTTTGTCTTGTCGCATGTCAGTTCTACTCCCATATATCCGCATTCCGCGGATTTAAATTTCCAACTGCAGTAGTTCCTCGCGTATCTGCGCGCCGGAAGATCCATACCCAATACATCGAACTTGCTTGTCATCGTAAACTCAACGTTATTCTGATCAGCCGTGTAGTTATCCACATAAAAAATATCGTCAATGTAAGCATCGGGATCCGCCAATTGATCGGCCCACACTGTACGGATAATAACTTTCCTGCCTCTGAAATCATATTGTTCCAGATAAAGCTGGATAAGCCTTGATACGTTTGCCAGGCGCACCTTTACCTGGTCGATCTGTCCCTGATTGTTTTCGCCGGTAAACTCATGAGTGATAGGGAAACGGGTGTAAGTTACGCTGTTATAAATAACATCTTCATCATAACCAGCCAGATAGAGGTCATTTGATCCGTCGTAATCTTCTATGATGTAGAGGAATACCGGCCTGTTTTCCTGCTTAGCTTTTTCCTGTTTAAATGTCGCGTCAATATCTCTTGGCATCACTTCACCTCTCGAAGACCAAGTTCAAAGTCGTATAGCTGATACGACTTCATAGAAAATTTAAAACTGTCATCAACAAACCTGACAGCGTACTCAACCGAATCGTTCGGATTAGTCCATGTAAAACTTCCAAAAGCTCCGTACTTACCGATAAAGAAATCTTTTACCGCGTTCATCTCAGTCAATGTTCTTGTCCTGAACCTCAGCGTCCATTTTCTGATGGGGTTTTCCCATTTACGCCGTCTCTGTTCGGCACCGTTCTCAAACTCAGAAATAATAGTCTTGTATTCAACGGTTTCTTCTATGACAAAATCAGGCTTGAAATTAAAATCACTCATGTATAACTCCTGATCACTGATCTTATTTTTCCGTTATTGTAAATGTCATCGGCAATAGCCTCTGATAACATCTTTCTGTTACGCCATACATCCTGCGCGTCCCAGGCCTGAATAACCTGATTAACGTTTATAGTCACGCCCGAGCCTTTAGTGTCTTCGCCTCGGTTAAGCGCTTTAAGGTTCTCCGAGCCTTCCAAGGCACTCATACCGCGCCTGGAAAGAATACCTTCACCGGTTTGCGCCACGATCGGCACATCATCAGGCGCAAGCCCCTGATGAGCCTTTATAAACCGTTTATGACGGCTTCGTATTATGCCGCCTTCATGAAATAGGCTTCCAACCGGCACGCCGAATATGTTCCCGCCGGGCCCGGCCATAGCTGTGAAGATCTTAATAAGCAGTAACTTTGCCAGTATGTTTGAAATCATCTGCAAGACCGCACGGCCGAAATCCGCAAAGACTTCTTTCACGCTTCGAAGTTCCCCGGTAAATGCTTTGAAGAAAAACTGAGAGAATGCGTTCTGCATATTCCGCGCGGACTGCTTGGCGAATTCTTCCATAGCGTTAAACTGCTTCGCGGTATCTTTGGCGCTTTCACCGACTTGTTTGGCGACCTGTTTCAGAACCTCCGCGGTTTTATCTCCGGTGTCTTTTACCTTAGCAAAGACCAGGTCATATTGCTCCATAGCAACCTTGGCGCTTTCTCTGGCGGCAAGTTCAAAAACCTTTTTATTCTGATCTATGCTGGTTGAAAGTTTCTTCACGCTTTCAGCGGCCTGGCGGTAAGTCTCACCCATATGCCCGGGCAGTTTGCCCAGGACTTCATAAAATTTGATAAGCGGTACGAGTAATTTCTGAAAGACCGTATTCGCCACTTCCAGCAGGGTAAAGAAGCCTGATATAATCTGGTTCATGAATCCCTGGATAAACCCGAGAACATGCCACAGAGCCTGACCGATCTTCTCAGCCATATCCAGCCAACCGGCTTTGAGTTTCTGCATCTTTTCCAGGTTTGTCATTGTTGAGGTATCTATCTGTTGTAGAATACGTTCTCCGGCTTCGAGTGTGGCGTTTAAAAAGGCCTGTTTGCGTTCCATCTCGGTTAATTCTTTGGTGGACTTGCCAAGTGTCTTTGCGTATTTCTCGTAAGCGTCTCCGGCGCTTACAATAATCCCGAGGTTATCAAGGATGAGTTTTGACTGACGGCCTACACCGATAGCGATACTCTCAAACATAAAGCCGACGTCTTTACCGAATGCCCGGGCTGAAGCTCTTGAGATCTCCATCATCTTGGAAAGTTTAGTAGGATCAATCCCCAGGATCATAGCCTGCGACGCTTTTTCCATAATCTGGGAAGTCGAGAGAGTTTCACCAGACATGCGCCTGAGGTCCTCGATAATCTTATCAGCGCTCATGCCGAGTGAGGCGGCAAGGTTCTTGAAAGCCTGTTTTTGCTGTTCGGCTTTGGCGCCAAGTTCCATAAGGTCCCATGCTTTGCGCAGTGCCATAATGCTCGCGGTAACAGCCGCGGTAATAGCGAGCCAGTTCTTCTTCCAGGAGTTGGCAAACCTCTGCAGGGAACCCCGCACACCTTCAAGGCGTTTCGTGGCTTCGTCTCTCAGTTTTAAAATTATGGATAACTGCTTATTGCTCATCTTTTAAACAGGTTCCTTTTCCTTGTCTTTTCAGCTTCAATTTTTCTTATCTCCTTAGCGATAATCTCAAATGCGTCCAGCATCTTTGCCGGTTGATCAAGCCAGCCTCCCGGGTTTGGAAGAATCCCAATCCCATAAAAATTAAATGCCCTGATAAAATCCGTCGTCTCCCGCGTGACGATTTTAAAAGGGCATCCCTGATATTCTTCACCGTTTAGTTCCCAGGTCTCTTGTCCCGGAATCTCAAATTCACATTGCGTCTTCTTTCCCGATAAACAACTCCGGCAGTTCATAGAGAGGCCCTCCAGATGAACCGCCACAATCAGTTTTTTTGCTCGTCCTCCGATAATCTGGATTCGTTTAATATTACCTCCGCGAGTTCCTGTCTCAGATCACTGGGAAACATCGCTATAACCCTGTCAGGCACAGCGTCCCGCATTTTCCCGGCGTAACGGATGGTTTCGAACTTAAGCTCAACAGGCTTTTTCGTTTCAGGATCAAGGAAGTTGTCCATGCCCTTAAGCCCGAACTTAATAGCGGATATCTGGCGTTTATTCCAGTTAAGCCTGACCTTGGCTTTATCGTTGGGGTTAGTTGAACTCATCTCGTAGCTGGAAGAATCGTCATCAATCTCGGCCCGTAGAGCGGGGTCCAGCACCCCGATATGAAACACCGTCGGATTATTTTTATCCGGATCCAGTTTTGATGTGTATTCTTTTGTCGCGTTTATATTGATCCCTGTCAGCATGAAAACCTCCTTTTTTTAAAGACATAAAATAGTTAGTTCATCATCGCCCGGCTCCAATGTCCCGTTTAAAGAGAAACTTGCCCGGGCGCTCGCGATACCTTCACGATCCTCATCAGCGACCTTTGAATACTGCGCCTTCGGGGCATAGAACCAGAACTTATTGCCGGAAACCTCACCGACCTGAAAATTTAAAACCATCTCATCGCCATTGAACCATTTGCCAAAGAAATCATGGTTTGATACGCTTACCATCTCCGGATTAAACGCTCCCACAGGCTTCCTGTCAGAGATAACGTATGAGAAAATCCCCGACTGCTCGTTCACATCGTCACGCACAGCCAGTACATTCGCCCAGTCTATCTCAAGCTCGCTGAGCTTAGCCTGCAGGTTATCAATCCAGAGATAAGCATTCAGAAAAACAGGCGGTTTTGTGGTTTCATGGTTAATAGACGATAGCATGTTGGCATCCTGGATGCTTAAATAAGCTCCCGAGAAATCAAAGTCCAGCATAACCGGTTCACCTACTTTGAAGTTAAACTTCACCTTGCCGCGCGCGCCTTTCAATATCTTTCTGACGCCGTCTTCATAAGTAGCCATGGTGAGAGAAGGCACACCGGCCGGGTCAGTGATCGGTTTAAGCTCTCTGCCAACCTCGGATGGATCCGAACCTGATGTAGCCGAAGCTCCCGACGTAGACCCCGTTATTGTTTCAGCGTCCTGAAAAGAACCGGATACTGAAACAAAGTAGAGAGTGGTCGTGCCATCAGCGGTATCAATAACCACACGGCCTGTCGCGCCCGAAGTACCGCCGACAATGGTCTCACCATGCTGGAAAGGTCCCGAGGTTATTCCTCCGATCGTAATAGCCTGAAGAGGCATAACCTGCCAACCGCAGGCTTTAAGAAGTTTTAGCCATTCAGGTTCAGTAATAGATACACCCGAGCCTCTCAACCTTAAATTAAAAGTTAATCTTGATACGCTCTTGCCGGGAAGATCGCCGACTTTAGAAAAGCTGGCACCTACGGGATTGCGTTCATGAAGAGGCGGGTCCACATCTACAACAGGACTTTCGACCAGAAGTTTCGCGTCCTGGCTGGCCAGAGCTTCCTCAACGCCTTCGGTACTTTCGACCTTAGCGGCAAGTTGTCTTCTTCGTGTTAACATAATTCTTTCCTCCTTTTATCCGGATAAAGCAGGATCAAGTCTTTGATGCCGATACTTTATCTCAATCTCAATAATGATCCCGGCGTAATGCTGACCCTCGGTAGTTTCAAACGGCGTCGTTCCCAGTACATTTGTATCGACCGCGTGGCCTCCCCGGGTATGGTCAGCAAGTACCGCTTTCTTGATATCGCCCTGCAATCTATTCAAATAAGTATCCGTGGACGTCGCCTCGTCTTCATCGCTTACAAAGAAACAATCCAGATAGATGCTTAACGCGCATTCCTCAAGAGGATACGGCGCTGATTGCTCGGATTCATCGCCGCAGGATAAAACAACAGCCGGAAGATTAACCAAACTGTTTCCATGCATTGACCAGCGCTGAACCGTATCGGGAGTAAAATCAAAATTGTAACCGTTAGCAACGGTTATCCCTTCAAGCGTAATTTTTAAGTTCTCCAGTATTTTTTCTCTTACGGTTTCCATTAGATCTTCCTTAAGGCGCTGTCTATTTTTGCGTTTAAAATATCGATCCGGTAATTAACAAGCCCGTCCCAAGTCCTGTAAAAACCAAGCCGCGGCTTTAACCGGACTTGTCTTTTTAAAACAAAAAGGGGCAGTATCTTCTGCGTTCTTTTCGTAATCCTCGCTAAAAATGTCTTGCCCCTGAATCTAATAGGGTGTACGTTTTTGATTGTCTTGGGGTTCCTGTATCTTGTTCTCAGTTTCCCCCGAGCGGTAAACATTTGCGTTCTTGCTGAGAGAGGAACGGCAAGCCTGCCACCGCCGGGATCCTTTACGATGCCGCCTGTTTCATGCAGTTTGGCAATCTTCGAATCAGAGAAGATGTGAACGCCCATGCCCTCGATAGTGGATGAAACCAGAAACGCGCGTTTGAATGTCCCGAAAAGTCCATGACCTGAAGCGCCGCGCACACCCGGCGGGCCCTGAAGTTGCTGTTTTCTGAATCTTTTCAGAAACCCTTTACTGATCCGGTCCAGTCCGTCGCCAAGTTCAAACTTCAATACCTTCGGCGCGATCTTTATCGCTTTCTCAAGGGCCCGTTTGTCTATTTCTGTGGTAAGCCTTACCATAAATCACCAACCCACAATTAAATGCCACATACCTTCATCACCGGAAAGCACTTCGTTTATACGCGCATCCCTGGGCGTACCTTCAACATCGTTAAGCGTAACGCGGTCGTCTTTTTTATCTATAGCCGTAACACCGCTTACATCATCATTGGCTATATAAAGTTCCGCCTGTTTTCTTAACGAACGGCTCATATTTTCCGAAGAGGGTTCAAGTCCTTCACGCACTACTACCGCCCGGACTGCCTTGGGAGCGCCTCCGGATGGAGTATAGGTGATTTCCTCAGCAAACTCATCCGTGTTAAGGAATGTGTTAATGGAATCCTGAGACAATTGATCTTTAAAACTCATCCGGCAAACTCCTTATGGCTCAGTACCCGGGGGCGGTTAAACCCCCGGGATACATTCAACCTTTAAGTTTAAGCGTCAACTTTCATCAGATGAGCGAAGTAAGGATCAATGATGATTTCGTCAACGTGCTGTCTTACCCTGAAGATGTCGCTTCTGGCGGCATCATCCCTGTACTGCTCGACTGTCGCGTTTTCCGGGCTGTCCGCGGTCCAGAGGAACGTCCTTCCCATGGACGGATCCGAAAGCCGCTGTCCTTCACCGATAACCGCTACCATGGCAAAGTCATCGCTCCAGATATCAGCCCCTTTAAACGCTTTGCCTTCTTTGGCGCTGTTGTAGATACCTTTTCCTACAACAATTTTCTTCACGCCTAAGATATCGGCCAGGGCATTAAGTATCTCCGCTTCAGTAAGCCTCGCGACATACTGAATCGCACCCTTGATTCCGGAGTTGGCAAGCAGTCTGTCGATGTTGGCCTTGCTCATGATAAGCGTCCCGGGATCCATACCGCAGTTTTTCCTGACCTTCTCCCGGACTTCACGTACCTGGGCGATAACGTCACTTGAGCCGTTATCCCAGGGCTCGGCCGAATAATCCGTAAAGAGATCAGAACCTGAGAAGGTCGTGGTGTCAAAGACAGCCGAGGCGATCCTTTTCTCCTGCGCCTGCAGTACCCTGCGGGTTACAATCTGCACGGTTGTAAGCTCAGCATCGAAATCGCTTGAATACATCTCGCGTTCGGAATCATCCAGAGGCCCTTCAAGGCCGTGTTCCTCGCAGTTATACTGTCTGTCCTTGGCCTGGAAAGAATCCCTGTTGTAGTTTCCTCTGGGGGCGCGTTTTGTGTCAGCGTCCCTGGTAATGCTTTCCCTCGTGATAGCCGGGAAAATACTAGCCTTCTTTTTAGTGGGGAAGATAGGCAAAACCTTTGTGCCGATAAACTCGTCCTGCGCCTGGATAAACTCCAAAGCCGCTTCACCTAGCTCGAGTCTCGGTATCGCTCTTGTTCCCTGATAATCTGGCATTTTAAAACCCTCCTTTTAAAATTCGTTTCTGTTAAACAACGAAGCCCTCAACCACTTCAAGATCATCCGCTGAAGCTTCAAGTACCCTGCCCTGAACAGAACCGTTTACTACAGCTGAAATCTTTCCGTCATCCGCGCCGTAGAAATCTCCGCCAACACTGATAGCATCCAGTGCTACCAGTTTGAACGTGCGTCCTCTGGTCTTTAAGTCAACCGTTACATGTTCGCCCTGAGCGGCCTTGGCCGCCGTGATACCGATAAAATCTTCTCCGGCATCGGCGTATTCAACCTGAGACCCGCTTCCGGCTGAAAGTTTAACCCTGCGGTAAGCTTCCAATGCTTCACCCGCGACAAACGCTTTTGAACCTATGTTATACTGTGACATTTTCGTCCTCCTTTTACTGGTTTCTTTTTTCCGCGGTTTTCTGCAACGCTTCAGTCATACTGCAGTTATGTTTTTCTTTGTACTCCGAAGCCCTCTCGAGGTGGCTCTTTTTCTTCGGATCCTGGGGATCCTCAGGGTCATCCGGCCCGACACCTTTAGCCGAGGACTCCTTAAGGCCTTCAAGCTGTCTCTCCTGGAACTTGATAGTGGCCTGCTCCAATGAGGACCCGCCTTCAACAGCCTCAAGAGCGGCATCACTCATATCCTGAAAGGTCTTTGCTTTCTTAAGTATCCCTGTAACTCTTTCTCTTTCGAGTTTCTGTCCTTCGCCGGTGCCTTGTTTTATGCCTTCCTCAAATCCCTGCTTGCGGACAGCTTCAAAGACATCCGCGCGTTGTTCTTTCAATTTTTCTACTGTCAGATCTTCAAACATTTTTCTTTCCTCCTTTTTTGCTGATACGTTTTTTGTAACCTTTTCATTCACCTTGTACCTTTCCAGGAACGCCAGAACACTTTCAACAGCGTTCTCATCCTGCAGAAATCTATCTAAAAAAACCGTCATTTCAGCTGACGGTTTAATGCTTTCTGAGAAGAACGGCATTCCAAAAAGCCCGTTATTAGCCGCCGGATCATCAACCACATCTACCGAAAATAAGCTCTTAACCCGGATAAACGGCGGTAAGTCATTTCCGTTCGTATCTTTTTTCTCGCGGCTTTCCTCATCCCAGTAGATAACCATAGAAGCGCCGAACGCTTCAGGGTCGCTTTCAGCCAGGTTAGCCACATAACCGGCCAGATCCCCGTCAGGTGTGGAATGCGCCGTCTTGTCCAAAAAAAGATCGGCCCGTACAATATCTCCGTCACGTCTGAAATTCTTCACCCGGCCGAGAAAGGTTCCCAGGGCGGTCGAACTCATATTGGGATGACCGAAACGGGATTTGATCCCGGCTCTGGATTTATTGCCCAGCTCAACTATTCTTTCTAACGCGGCATCATCAAATTCCCCCCTTTCGTCATGGGTTATGCCTTTAGTGACCACGGCAAACCCGCTTATAACATCCGTATTCCTGTCCACGCGGATATTTTTACTTCTAATGACATCCGTGCGAAATAAAGTATTTTTATCCGCCATCTTTTTCTCCTGTTTTTTCACTGGCGCAAACAGTAACACTGTGGGGCATAGCCATGTTTTGTCTGCGCGTGACTTTAATCTTCTTTGTTTTCTTTTTCTTCATCATCATCCGTGGTTTCTTTTTCACCATTTGTGCTTCCGTTATTTTGCGGCAGTCCCAGTTCATTCATCTTGTCAAGCTCGCGTTTTCTCTGCTCAAAACTTTCCTCCCAGTCCTTGCCCTGAGCCGAATACAAATCCGAGTGAGTGACTATGCCGTTTTTAAGCCCGACTTCCGCGGCTTTTGCCTCCTTAAGCGGGTCAACCCATTCCCAGCCCGGAGCTATCCATGTAGCGCCACTCCAGTAGTTTCTTTTGTCATAGAAGGAAACAGAACCCAGCTCGCCTTTCAGATAGGCTTCTTCGAGCACCATATCCCATACAGGCTGGCAGAGTTTTCTCGATAACCATTCCTGCTTTACTTTAAAATATCTGCGCGCTTCTAAAAGTGCGGCTCTCGCGCTTGAATAGTTCGTCTTTGAGAAATCCTTGGCAACCAGTTCATAAGGCAATCCCAGGGCCGCTGAAATTGCCCGCAATATCCTCTCAACAAAAGGCTCGAATGTCGCTCCCGGCCGCTGGGGATTAAAAGAAGTGATCGATTCGCCCGGCATCAGGTGTTTGATCATGCCCGGCTCAAGAGATTCAACCAGCTGGTTGGCCGTGTTTTTTTCGTATCCGGCGTTAACAGCAATATCCATTGAGGCTTCTGAAGTAATGAAAAGAGAAAAGCACGCCGCTATGCGGGCGGCCACAAGCTCGGCCTCGGCGTATTCGGCTAAATCTTTAAAATATGTAAGAACCGGCGTGAAGAAAGGAACGCCTCTTGTCTGGCCGCTTCTTGTCACATGGTAAAGATGAAAAACATTCTTCCGGCCGTATTCATTCTTAGCCGGTATCTCCATGAACTTTCTGTCACGTTCGCCATACCTGAAATCCCCCGGATGTGTCTTCTGGATAAAGTAGGATACAGGCTCACCGTTTTCTCCGATTTTCACTCCGCTTCTTATGGATTTATCGCTTCGTTTCTCAGGCGGGGTGTCAAGCCTGTCTGACTCAATGACCTGAAGGGCAAAAGAATAGGGTCTGGCCTTATCTTTAAGCATAAGCGGGATAATGAGCGCTTCGCCGTTTTCCAGGATCTGCCGATCAACCAGGCTCTGTATCTCATAAAAATCCATACGCTGACCAGCATCCGAATAAGGCAACCATCTCTTCCAGGCACGCTCGGCTTTTTTCTGGAAGTTGGCCGCTGACTTCTCACTTATCCCGAGAAACTCCCGGTCAACTCTTGATTGAGGTCTTATTCCGGTACCGATAACGTTTGTCGTCATGGTTGAAGTGATGCCGGAAGCGTGGGCATCATTACGGTTTAAATCACGGCTTCTTTCCCTGAGATCAGAAAGCTCGGGAAGAAGGGCTTCGTCAGCGGAACTATTCCGGGGAAGCCAAGATGAACGAAGGCGATTATGCCCGGCGCCTTTATACGCGCCAAAAGCCTGGGTGATATTCATCACTTCCCGGTACATCTTTCGCCTAAACCCTGCCCTGGGCGAGAAGAAAGAGATAACATTGTCTATACCGCTGGTAAATCTTTCTGATATTTTCTTTTTCATTTCGGATTCTCGAATTTCGCGTAAGTAGTTCTGTTTCTGCCAGCCGATATTTCGTTTTGCAACTGCTTGCGCATTTTTAAAAGTTCGCTTAACCTTTCATACTGAATATTTCTGCCACCGATGGAATATGACTGCACCATACCGCCAGCCATCTTTGTGTTTATGGCAGTTTCAAGGACTTCGAGCATTTCCTGTTTAGTGGGCGCCAATGAAAACTCCTTTTTGCTTCCCAATAAAAAAGCCCGTTCCGGCTGGTGCACCAGAACGAGCTTATAAATTTATTGGGCGCGCGTTTTATGGCTGATCAGGCCCGCGCTATATTTTCAACTCTATATTACTTGAAATAAAAATCACTTTCAAATAGTCGGTACAACAGGTTTGTACAGGCTATTTTTCGTAATCTTGTTCAATAGATTTAAAACGATAACCGCATTTGAGACAATAATGATACCTCGCCGGAAGACGATGGGCGTAACATCTGACCTTTTTGCTATGGCAACGGGGACAACGCAGAGGTATAAAAGCAACACCGTAAGCATCATCGACTGTTTTATCCTCATCAGGTTGTCTATTAAGATTACCGTTTTCATTCTTAAGCCAGTTATTCTTTTTCTCAATCCATTTGCCCATTTATAGCCAGCTTCCTTGTCGTTTTCTGATCCAGTCTTTTCGGGAATTATCCTGGCTTACTACCCGCTGATGCACTTTAATCGAGTCGTCCTTGCGGATATTCAGAGCCCTGATAATGTCGGCCGCGGCCACGGCATAAACTTCAGCGTCAAGATAATGATTGGCCACAGCGTCTTTTTTCTTGCGCCAGACCTCTTTGGCGCGGCCGGTATTCCTGTTCCTGACCAGGATTTTGTGTTCCGAAGTAAACTGCGACAGATAATCTTCTTTCGGATTACTGAAGATATGCCACTTACACGGATCACGCATTGTCACGAGGCGGTTGATCTTGTCTTTATACTGGCTCACATTCAGATTCCACAGAACCAGACCTCCCCGGATAACACTGCCTGTCCTTGAATTGATATCTATCTTCGAAGCCCGATAGAAGCGGCCGCCGGTAATTTCTTCCTGCCCTTTGATAGCCTTTGTTTTATCCGACCACTGACGGCAGAATCTGTAAACTTCATCCGTACAGTAACCCGAATCAACACAGCTCATATACACCGGTAAAGTTTCATTCGAGGATAGTTTTCTGTATTCGGTCTTAAAAAGAGCGTCTACAACATCTTCCCAATATTCAACCCGGTCGGCCCTGATAAGCCATGATTCCTCGTAGTATCCCCAGCCGCGAATAATGTAATAAAAGTGGTCTTTCTGCACATCAACACCGGCGGTAAGTACAATAACATCATCGGGAACACTACCTTCGCCATAATCCCTGGATAAAGACCGTATCTTATCAATGGTTGTTTCTTCAATTTTTTCTTCCCAGACCTCAGCAAGCCAGGAGTTAACAAAGTTCATCAATAGCTCGATATAATCTTTCGATTTAATAAACTCAGCGGCGATATCGCTCCATGACAGCCATGGGGAATAAAGGGAGTTGATCCAGAAACCCCGATGTGTGCTTTTAACGATATCACCAGAGATAGTTCCGTCATCATCAAGCTCGGCGTCTTCCGGAACCCACTTGCCGCGGGTTAAGATCCTGTTTTTTTGATAATCTTTTATGCGTTTATTACAATGAAAGCACTCATACCAGGCAAGGCGTTCGTTTTTAATGCGCTCAGTTGATTTTTCTTTCTTAGGCCATTTGATCTGACCAAACAAGAGAACCTGATACTTACCGCAGTGCGGACAGGGCACATAATAGCGGCTTCGGTCTGATTTCTCATACTCACGAAATATGTAACCGTCCCTTGTGGTGGGAGTGGACACTTTAATCGTCTTTCTGTTCCAGAATGTTTTTTGACGTTCACTTGCAAGTTTTATCGGGTCAGCTTCACGGCCCGAAAACTTGGGGTATTTGTCTATCTCATCCAGGAAAAGATAACGGATAGGCCGGGAGGCAAGGTCAGCCGGTGAATTGGATCCGGCGAAGTATAAGATCATTCTGTCTAAATGATATTCCAGCCGTGTTATATCATCAGAAAGTCTCGGCAGATGTTCGCGCAGAGTATAAGAGCCTTCGATCATCGGCAGAACCCGGTTGCAGGAAACACTCTTGGCATCATTTTCGCGCGGCAAGACCACAAGCGTGGGGCCCGGATCCTGATCAATAATAAAACCGAGCATATTGAACATTGCCTCGGTCTTGCCGACCTGAGAAGCGGCTATAACGGTTATTTCTTCGACGAAAGGGTCAGTAAACGCGTCCATAACACCTTTAAGATAGGGCGTCCTCGAAGTTTTCCATCGACCCGGCTCAGCAGACGTAACCGGATTAAGATATCTATACCGATCAGCCCACTGGCTGACTGTTATCTTTTCCGGGCGTTTCCACGCTTCCTTTTCCTGCGGCGTCCATATTTTTCTGTCTTGTTTTTTTGTGATCATGTCTTACCCCCGCGAATTCATCTATAATTTCACTAATCGCCTCATACAACTCAACTTCAATTTCTCTCGGCTCTTTCATGGCAAGAACCGGCGCCAGCCTTGTCGGCAGGGCAAGAAAGGATCTTTTTATAGCGATGATTCTCGCGATCCTTCCTTTTTCCACTTCATCCCGCGGCAAAAGCTCGCCGGTTACCCGTTTAAGTTCAAGCTCGAGTAATGACGCCTTATATTTCCTGAGCTTTGTCTCCCAGTAGATCTTGCCTTCGAACTCTTCCTCAGCATCACCGCTTCTGCCGTCGTGCCATCTTTTTATTTCTTCAAGATCATAATAGCCGTCTTTTGTTACAGGCATACCTTCGCGCTTCCAGCGATAAACCGTGCGCCAGTTAACTTCCATGATCTTGGCAACTTCCTCAATCGTTTTGACAGTAGTGTCACCAAGAGGCTCCGACTCAAAGTCCTCAAGCTCTTTTATCTCCTGCTTTGAAAGCGGTGTTCCGCTGTGCAGTTTCTCAATCAAATGCAGGTATCTTTTCTTGCGGGCGATCTCGGCTAAATTCTGGTTTTTATTCTGATCCGTCACTTACGACCCTCCCGTACTGCTTTCTTACCGGAAAACTCTTCCCAGCGTTTAACCGTAACATCACAAAACACAGGTTCAACCTCCATAGCGAATACTCGCCTGTTAAGACGTTCTCCGGCAATAATCTGAGAGCCGGATCCGCAAAATGGCTCATAACATATCTCACCGGGCGCGGTATGTACTCTCATGGGGATAGCAAAGACCTCGGTTGGTTTAACCGTGGGATGATTGATGCCGGTATTTCTTTTTTTACCTTCCCAGTCAAGCTCCCAAAGATCGGTGTAGTATTCCGGCTTTGCGGGATCGCCGGATCGGATCAAATCAATAGTCCAGACACTTCCAATCGCCTTATTTTTAGGCTTATACGGCGGTTTATTCCCACGCACCCACATCAGAAGACACGGCTCATGCCTCCATGAATAAAACGAATAGGTGAGAATAGCGCAGGGCTTCACCCAGATGATCTGCTGGTGGATAAGCAAGTTGAGAGCATCACAAACCTCTTCGATCATTGCCCGGCGTTTTGAGGCATGCCACAGGTAAAGAGCGGTATTCTCTTTGATGTGTTTAAGCCCTACATCATAAAATGATTTAACAAATACCTTCGCGTCCGGGATATCGATTTCATGATAAACCCCGGACCAATCCTTCCCGCCGGTAGGTCTGTCGGCCCCGGTGTAGTCAACACAGTATGGAGGGTCAGTAGCAAACAGGCTTGCCTTTTGTCCTTCCATGAGCCTGGCGACGTCTTCATCGCTGGTGGAATCCCCGCACAAAAGTCGGTGTTCTCCTAAAATCCACATATCACCTTTCTTGGTGATCGGCTTTTCCGGCGGTTCGGGGATGTCATCCGGAAGAGTCTTGCCAGCACCTGTATTCTCAGTTTCAAATTCCGCTACTTCTTCACGCAGTTCTTTCATCCGAAGTGCCAGGTAATCGTCCGCGGCCTCGGTGCGCAGTTTTTCAAGAAGTGGAATAAGTGCCTCAGTCCAGGTTCCGGCAATCTGTTGGGAATTAAGCGTCACGTTCATGGCCATCTCAGAAACTTCATCAAGGTCGACCATGATAGCGGTAACCTTTTCAACTCCAGACTGCTGTAAAATCTTATACCGCTGGTGGCCTGAGATGATCCGCATGTTGCGCTTATTGACTACCAGAAGATCCACCAGCCCGAACTTCTCCAACGAGTGCCTGAGACCCGTAAGAGCCGCGTCCGAGATTTCCCTTGGGTTGTACGGCGCCGGTTTCAATACTGACATTTTGACATCACAAATGTCAGGTTTTACGTTAATTTTTGCCATTTTCTCCTCCTTTTGACCATAATTGTAATTGTCGTAACTCCTTTATTTACAGCGTATTTCAAGCGGGTTGCCCCCTGGGAGCCGCTTTCAGGTCGTACCTGAACCACTATTGTCCCTGACATCGTTTTTTTACCTCAAAATCACTGACAAACTGCGCCTCACCTGACCCTCGCCGCACACCCGCCCTGGAAGGACCCGCGCATCTCTACCAAATAATGCCCATTCCCATAAGCACATAAGCAAGCTGGATTCCACAGAAAAGACCGAAAAAACCTTCACATACCTTCCATACAAATATGTTCGCGGTACATTTTGTGTTCGAGAGCAGGAAGAGGGTAATGAATGCCAAAGCGGTGAATATATTCCACACCGACAGTCCAACCGGGATTGTAATCAACGCATAAGCCAGCCCAACCAGCGCTCTCTGCCACCATGTCTTGCCCTCCCCATAGCCTAAAGAATATCCCGCACCGGCTATCGCGCCCACCAGCACAGCCTTCCACCAGACAATACCGGCAATAAAACAGGCCAATATATACACAGCGGGCAGGATAAACCTGCGCCAGCCTTTCCATCCCGGTATTTCTTCGGATATTTGTGTGCCTCCAAGAGCGAATAAGAGCCAGCTTACAGCCGGAACAAACACCATAAATAATTCTTTATTCAGCATGTCTAACCTCCCGTGATTTGTTTTAATATATCCGCAAACCTGCCGATGCCCTGTTTTTTAAATTCTTTGCCTTTCTTTTCATTCATGTTGGCGAAAAAAGACGCGCTTTCCATTTTAAGAACTTTAATAAACCAGGGGTAAGGGTCACGAATACTGTTCTTGTCTTTCTTGTATTGCTCACAAATCTTAATCAGAACGTCATCCGGGATATTTTCGTCTTTGCGCCATTTAGCGTCTTTCTTGAATTTATTTATAAGCTGATAAATATTAAATCCCTGGCTGTATACCTGTTCCATCAATCCTTTGGCTTTGGAAGAAAGATCATCGTCTGTTCCGGCCTGTTTATTAACTCTCTCTTTTCCATTCTCTTTTCCATCCCCATCCCCATTCCCAACTGAGATATTCGTAGCGTACCCGTTCGTTAACGGTTGCTTAACGGTTAAGAGTTCTTTAGGAACAGGTGGTATAACGCTCTCACGTTCTGTCTTGTGGGGTTTCTGGTGTTTCTGCCAGTTGATTATCTGATAATACCGCTCGCCATCGATTTCATACCGGATAATAAACGGACGCTTGCCGTTTTTCTTGGGACAGGCGAGAATCCGCATGATTTCTTCGGCATCAACCTCATCATAAGGCATGATCTCTATCTTAAGCCTCTCCGGGCGGTCCTCACCGCGGCCCTCACGGTCAGCCTGCACCCATAACCCCTGATAAAACAGCCTGGCCTCAAAAGACAATTCTTTTATATCTTCATCTTTGAAGAAATCCGGTTTTAAATATCTGATCCGCGCCATAATCTTTATTTCGTCCTTATATATTCATACCAGGCCATGTTACCTTTTAAATTCCTCTTAACGCATTCATCCTTATCCAGTTTGCGGATTATGCCTTCCCGGACAAAATCCCTGATCGTTCTTTCGGCCCGCAGATAATAATTCCTGCTTTCATAAGCGATGACATCAGCTTTTGAAAAAACGCTTTTCTGCCTGCACCAGGCCAGTAATTCTTTTCTTTTGTTGACCATTTTTGTCACCTCCCGATTATTGGCTCATCTCATCCATCTGAAGAAACCCCACAGAGCCAGAAAAAAGTAAACAACGAACAAAAACGCCTGAGCGTATAATTTCTTACGAAAATCTATAACGGCCCAGCAGGCGTTAGTGAACATCCATAAAGCAAACCCGGCCGGGTTCTTCTGCACATTCAAAATGACGCCGGTTATTGAAAGCCCTGCCAGAAACCACATCATTATTTCCGCGCAAACCTTCGTATCCTTGCCGAACGGACGGTTCGCTTCAATGAACCTGCGGCGGTTATACCAGTTCTGCTTTTTGTATAAGTCTTTCCATCCTTTATTGACCTTCATCTGAGCTCCTTTCCTTGCGCTTGGGAACACGCTCAACGATAAATAAATCTTCACCAACGCTTTCCGTGGCGCATTCGGTAAAAACACTTGCCAGGAGAGCGCCGACCTCATCGGTAACATGGATAACAACGCGGTGTCCGGACATGAGAAATGAGCCGTCCATTTTTACCCGGGCTTTTCCGAAAACCCCGCGCGCCGCGCGCATGGCCGCTTCCATTTGCTCACGGATTAGGCTCTTATCGATCCTCTCGTCAAACTCGAACTTATATACGAATTCCATTTGAAACCTCCTCATCATCTTAAAAACTCCTCAAGTCCCGCTCTTTTAAATACCTCACGAATACGTTTCATCTCATCCTGAAGCGTTGATTTCGGCATGTTCATTTTTTCACCGACCTGTTTCTGATTCATCCCTTCGGATAAATACCGGCATATTTGTTTTTGCCGAAAAGAAAGGTTGGTTGTAACCTTTGCCAAAACTTCAGGAAGAGATTCTTCTGTTATTTTTGAAATTACCTGTTCCTCATCCATTAGTGCTTTCTCCTTAGCGTTTACCGAATGTGTCTCTTCCATAGCGTCAAGCGACTCGCTCAAATAAAAAACTTTACGTTTATTCCTTCGCTTAAACTTGATAAGATCTGCTATCTTATTTCGTGTAATCCTATTTAGAAAGGTTCGCTCAGATGCTCCTGATTCCGGACGATACTGATCTTTCATGAAAAACCAGTGAACCAAACATTCCTGCATGAGGTCTTCAAAACTTTCGTCTCTGAGACATGCATAATCCTGTTGAGCGCATCTGATAAGACAGCGCACTTCCCGTATTTCCCATCCCTGAAATAGACCTCTGTAATTTTGGCTGATAGAGACACCTCGCTATCTGAAAGTGTCCGGAAAGCCTCCCATTCAATTGCGCGCGCGGCCGGTTTGCGGCCGTTTTTCTCGAGTAAGTGGTTTGCGTCCGGATAACTCATCGGGCGTAGGCTCTCTTTTTAAGATTCCTCTTAATACAGCTTCCACGGCTTCAAGTATTTTCTGGTTCTGTATCTTTCGGGCCACACCCTCCAGGGGCTTTTCCGAATACAGAACGCTGAATCCTTGCTTAAACCGATTTTCAAAATTAGATTTTTGCCTGTCACCCATAACATCCCTCTACATGCTACATACGACGACTTTTGGAAAAGTGCCGGAAAAAAATCAAAAAAAATAAAAAAAACCGGCACACTGTCGGAAATCGTCGTATATAGCTATAGGGAGTGTGAGCTTATGATCTCCGGGCAGAGCCTCGCTAACGTCTTGTAATAGCTTGACTTGTGATACCTTCTATTATAGGGTTGGGGCGCGACTGGGGAGCGTCATAATTGCCAGCAGGGCACATAAACCGTAAGGATGGTGAAATGACACAAATTATCAGATCAAAAGAGAAAAAAAGATTCGTTATCTATACCCGGTGTTCTACCGATGACCAGGCCCAGGGCGATTTCACTACCCTGGACGCACAGGCATACCACTGCAAAAACATGCTGGACGCCTTCGGATACGAACTCTCGGATATCGGAAAGAAAGGTGTGGTTAATGATGACGGATATTCAGGCAAAGACCTGAACCGGCCGGGTATACAAACGATCCTTTCTCAGGTAAAGAAAAAAGCTCACGCGAATGATACGCGGCCGTTTGACGGGATTATCTTCTTTCGGCTCGACCGCTTAACACGCAACCCGCGGGATCTGTATTCTCTGATAGATACTTTCAGGGATACTGATATCGATTTTATATCTGTCCGGGAAAACCTCGACAGCTCAACAGCCATCGGGCGTGTGGTTATTGGAATTCTGGGATTGCTCTCTGCTTTTGAAAGAGAACTGACAGGTGAGCGAGTAAAAGCCTCCGCAATTGCCCGGGTGCGTCAGGGCAAATGGGTAGGCGGATTTTTGTCATATGGATATAAACTGATAAAAGACGGCGATCCTTTACCAAACGGCAGGCAACCTCACAAGGTCGTACTGGATGAGGAAATCGCGCCTAAGTTGAGGCTTATCTGGGAAATGGCCGCGGAGAATAAATCTCTTATGGAAATCGGTCAGGAATTAACCCGCCGGGACATAAAAACACGTAACGGCAAGGTTTGGCGAAAACAATCCCTTTCAACAATGATCAAAAACCCTTTTTATAAAGGATATCTTTCATACGCCAATGAACTGCATAAGGGAAATCATGAGGCCCTGGTTGAACCCGCGCTCTGGGAAAAGGCAAACAAAATGCTTGTCGCCAGACTGCCCGGACACGGGTTCAGCCGAAAACCGAAATCATACGATTATTTATTAAGTGGATTATTACGATGCGGAAAATGCGGGAGCCACCTTATCTCGATATCCAATAAGGGGCGATCGGGAAGGAAATTTCCGTATTACATCTGCGGACGGTCGAAACAAAAACTCGGATGTGATGAATTGAGTATCCCTGCAAAAATATTCGATAAAGCTTTAATAGATTATTTTCGCAAAGCATCAGAGAACCGGGAAATCATCATTAAAGGGATAGGCGATGCCATGCGTGAGGCCCAGCTGATGGCCGGGCGTATAGACACACTGATAAATGAAACCGAATCAAAACTGAATGAGTGCCATCACGAAGCCAAGACGCTTCTTGATCTGGCAATGAGCGGCACAGTAACCAAAGGCGCCGCGTATAAAACTAAAATGTGTGAACTTGATAATATGATCGTGGCTCTGGAAGATAAACTGACAAAGCTCCGGACACAAAAGACCGCCAATGACATGACAGCCAACTCAGGCAACTACCTGCACGAAACCCTGCAATTTGCCATGGAGCACCTCGACAAAGCCCCTGCAGATGCCCAGAAAAACCTCATAAATGCCCTGGTTAAAGAGATCGTGATCCATAAAGAGGTTATAAACATTAAAATGTATCTGGGAGATCCTGAAGAAACCCTGCAGGCCGATATTAACGATTGTGAACGCGATACCGGCCCCATAAAAAAGAACTGCCCTGTTCCGGGAATAAACCAGAACAGGGCAGTAACCAACCAGACGCTTGGTGCGTCTGTTCGTCAACAATGGCTCCTCGGGTAGGACTCGAACCTACGACCTAGTGGTTAACAGCCACCCGCTCCACCAACTGAGCTACCGAGGAAAAGGTT